CCTGAAGCCGGCGACCGTAGCGTCTGACGAACCCCCGGGCCGGCCGGCCCGGGGCGTAGCAGGCCAAGCAAGGAAGAGAACATGCTCAAAGCCAAGATTGCCATCGAGACCTTCATCGAGGGCGAGCGCACGCGCTTCGAACCGGGCGAGACGGTGTTCGGACTGCATCTGTCCGACGAGATCGCGCTGAAAGCCAGTGGTGCGATCGTGGACACCGAGGAAATCGCCGAGGAGGCGGAGTTCGCGCGGCTCAAGGAAGGCGAGGCCGCGAAGGGCTTTCAAGGCGCTCGCCGGTACGTCCAGCTGCAAAACGAATCGCTCACCCAGGGTGTCGCACCGACCGGCGCAGAAGGTGGTGCCACGACTGGCTCCGGTGCCGACGGCACGCAACAAGCGCAGAACGAATCGCTGACCCAGGACATCGCACCGCCCAGCGCAGAAGGTAGTGCCACGACCGGCTCCGGTGCCGACGGCACGCAACAAGCGCAGAACGAATCGTTGACCCAGGACATCGCGCCGACCAGCGCAGAAGGTAGTGCCACGACCGGCTCCGGTGCCGACGGCACGCAACAAGCGCAGAACGAATCGCTGACCCAGGACATCGCACCGACCGGCGCAGAAGGTAGTGCCACGACCGGCTCCGGTGCCGACGGCGCGCAACAAACCGGGGCGCCGCCTGGCGGCGCCAAGCCCATCCTGAAGCAGTCCCCCAAACGCGCCGCCAAATCGCCCGGCCGCAAGAACACCTGACGGTGGAAGCGTCACCTGCGCAGTGGTGAGCTGGCCGGCGGCCTTCGAATCAACCCACCTGGAGCACCATCATGGCTTCGCAGAACAACACCGGGCGTCAGTACAACAAGCCGCACGCGGTCACCATCGTCGCGACCGCGGCCGTGGAGCAGTATCGGTTCATCGCCTACGACGGCACTCATGCTACGTCGGCCGGCGGCACGAAGGACTCGCAGGGCATCACCGAGACCGCCGGTGCAATCGGCGAGGCCGTGTCCGCCATCACCGCCTACTCCGGCCTGGTCGTCGCGTCCGAGGCGATCGCCTTCGGAGCGTTCGTCAAGCCCGCCGCTGATGGCACAGGCCGCGCCGCGGTCGGTGCTGCGGACGATTACTGCGGCCGCGCCCTCGGTGCCGCCACCGCTGCGGGCGACATCATCGAGATCCAGCCGCTCACGCACGTTCATCCGGCCGCATAAGGCGCAGCAATGGCCTACGCAACCGCCCAGGACATGATCCAGCGCTTTGGCGAGCCTGAACTCGCTGAGCTGTCGCCAGACGACGACGGTACGCTGAATCCAGTACGCATCGAGACCGCGCTGTCCGATGCGGCTGCGTTCGTCGACGGCTATGTCGGCCAGGTGTACCGGCTGCCGCTACGCGGCTGCGCCAAGCCCAGCACGGGCGGCGGCGTCGAGTATGTCGCGCCGCCCCAGCTCGTGCGCCTCTCGTGCGACCTGGCGCGGTTCTACCTCTACGACGATCTGGCGCCGGAAAACGAGGTAGCCCGACGCTACAAGGCCGCACTGGTCGAGCTGGACAGCATCGCCGCGGGAAAGACGCAACTTGCCTGCCCTTGGGGCGGGGAACCGGGCGACCTGGTCGCCAGCACGGCGCAGACCGGTGACCGCGTCCAGTACTGCTTTTCGCCGCGGCAGATCACCGACGACGTGATGCGGGAGTTCTGATGCTCGAACAAGATTTTTATGCGTCCGGCGCCGAGATCATCGCCCAACTGCGAGAAGCACTGGTCGAGGACCAAACGGTTAAGCGCGTGCTTTCGCGCGGCGAGATGGCCGACCTGGGTGAAGAGCGGCAGATCGTCCCAGCAATCTACGTCGTTTCCGGTGGCCATCAGGTAGTCAGCAGCGACGAGTGGAGCACCAAGTACAGCTTGCTGTGGTTCATCACGATCGCTGTGGCCAACAAGGCGAATGACAAGGAAGTCGTTGTTGCGGACGAGCGCGCCGGCATCGTCGCCAACCGCATGCTGGCCGCGCTTGAAGGCTTCGTCCCGACGGGACACTCGGCCCTGGTAGCACAGACTGCCGGCCGTGCGTACTACAGCCCTGGGTACGCCTATTACCCCTTTGCGTTCTCGACCGAGCGCATCCGCTGCCACACCCCCAACTATCGATAGAGAGCCCACCATGCCCACCAAATGCTGCTTCAAGGGCCGTGGCGACGTTACGCTGGCCGATTACCTGGCCTACGCCGCCAGGACCGTCGGCTTGATGCCCGTCGGCAACGCGCCGCAGTTCCAGGTCAACGCGACCGAGACCACCGAGGACGTACGCGATTTCACGTCGGCCGTCGGTGGATTGCACTGCCAGCACCGTGAGATTCAACGTGTCGACGTGAGCCTGCAGCTCAAGTGCGCCTACCCGCGCAATATGGCGCTTGCCTTCTACGGTACGGGCTCCGAGGACAATGTCACGACCGCCGTGGTCGTCGCCGAGCCCCACGTGGCGTGGCCTGGTGCGACTGTGCCGCTGGATGCGCTACCGGACCGCAGCGTTGCGTACGTCGTCAAAAGTTCCGACGGCGAGACCACGTATGTTGCAGGCGAAGACTACGAAGTCACCACGGCGGGCTCGATCCGCATTCTGGAAGGTGGCGACATCCCCGCGCCCACGGTTACCTCGGGCGTCGGACAGCCAAACATCACGGTCGGGTATACGAAGTCCACCCACACTCAGATCCAGCTGTTCAACAGGCCATCGGCGCCGGTTCATCTGCATTTCGACGGGTTCAACGTCATGGATGGCACGCCTCGGCCGGCTTACTTCGATCTGTACAAAGTGAAGTTCGGCCCGGCGTCTTCCGTCGCACTGATCGATGAAAACTCGCTGACGCTGCAGCTCACCGGCACGGCCGAGTGCGATAAGAGTCGACAGCTTGGAACTGCAGCCGATCCGCTGAGCCAGTACGGCACGCTGCGGTACTGAGTTTGGCATGAACCGACAATCAATCGCTTACGTTGGACGTGGCCGAGTGCATTTCACGGCACCGCTGCGTTCTAACGGAGCGGTGGACTCGTCGGCCGCACCTGGTGCCGGGACCAACTGGCCTTCGGCGCTGTTGAACCCGGCATCACTTGAAATGCCCCCGGGACGATATGTCGGCAATGCAAGTGGGCTGGTGATCACCCAGCAACTGGTCCTGCCGAGGGTCGCGGCATACCCGCGGCCTGGCCAAGCTCGTGGTGGACCGATTGTGCAGTCGATCGCTGCGACCGTGACGCTGTATGGATTGGGCGCGGCAAACATGGCCGACTACTTAAGCGGTGTCTGGTCAGAGTCAGTGGGGCGCACAGTTACAAATCGGATCTTTGCCGGTGGTGCCCGCCTGGTATCTGACAGCATGTTGTTTACCGCGGAACCGATTGACCTTAGCCAGCCGGTTCAGGTCATTCCGAGCTGGGCGTCTTGGATCGAGGGCGAGCACTGGACAGCAGACGCGTTCGGCGTCCGCTTAATGAAGGGATTTTCCGCACCGCTTGGTGCATACGTAGATATTTCCTATCGAAGCGCAAGCGGGGTCGACGTCGTCGAAGGGCTTATCCGTCCCAGCCGCACACTGGGGATCGTCTACCACGGAGTCAATGCAGTTAGCAGCCGTCATGTGCGTGCAGACATCTATCGCGCACAGCTCAATCCCGTTCAAGCGGCAGATCTGTTGAGCGACGGTATCTCCGTTGTGAATTTTAACTTCAACATAGAACCAGTCTTAGCGCCGCTGCAGGTGCGGCCGCGCTGGTATCGGATCATGAGTGCGAACTATGCGTGAACAGCTTGCCCGTGGGAGCTTTATCGGCTTCTCGTCGCTTGAGGATCCCTTTGCGGACCCGAACGGAATGAACGAGAACATCCGCCGGTGGGACGACCATATCGGTCTTTATACGATGTCAGCGCCCGTCCCTCCAGGGACTCCTTTCCCAATCGACATTATCGACGGCCAAGGCCAGATCTACACGAACGGCACCTACGCCACCTTCAATGGCGGGACGTGGAAAACGTACGAGGCTCGCCGTGGCGTGCGCGCTACCCTGGCAAGCGGCACCGACGAATGGATCAACACTGGTGCGGCCTGGATTCAATACAGCGAACATCTTGCTGGGCAAGTCACCGCTGAAGCGGTCGAGATCGTCACGCCGATCCTAGAGGCTGCACAGACCAGCGCATATACTGCGCTGGGCGCGGCAAACGGCTACCAAAGTGTGCCTACAGCACTCTCGGCCGGGGTGACCGGGTATGCGAATCTCGTTGCCGGGTCAGGTGGAACGGACGGTACATTCGCCATTGCATTCTCGGGCGGGGGCGGAACCGGAGCGGCCGGCAAGTTCGTCGTGAATGCTGGGAAGGTCGTAGCGATCCAGCTGCAGGCGCGCGGTAGCGGGTATACCTCGGCTCCGGCCATGAGCTTCGCAGCATCGTCTGGCCTGACGGGAGCGTCGGCAACCGCGGTGATCGGCGACCTAGTGCCTGACGGTGGCATGTTCTCCACCCCTTCGTCGGCCGACAACGACGCCGCGATCCTCTATCAGCGTGTAGGGTCCGCTGCCGTGGAGAAGTCGCGACTACTCAGCTCCGAGCGAGTGACGGCGTTCCAAGATGCAGCGTCACTGCGGAATGAGCAACCCAACCTCTTTACGGCTGCCCAGGTTGCGTTCGACGATCTCAGCAACTGGACGAGAACCGTTCCCCCGACGGTAGAAATCAAGCACGGCCGGCGCGCTCTCAGAGTGGCCAACGGCAGCGCGGTCGCACGGTTCCTCGCATCCGCCTTCGATGACACTGGCAGAATTTCCGCATCGTTGCAGGTAGAAGAACTGGCCGATCCCACGGTCTTGTCACGCCTGCGCATCAACCAACGCGACCAGGCCGGTGTATCGCTGGGGTACAGCGAGAGCTACTTCGGCACCGCCCCGTTCACCGAACGGCGGTACTTCGAGGTGCAGGACGTCGAGAGGCTGGCCGGATGCCACGACGTCGAGTTCATCGTGCAAACCGCAATTACCGCCGGTGGCGGTACGGTTTGGATCACCGAACCGATGATCGGGTCGGGCAGCAACGCCAAGTTCCGCTCTCCCCCAGCCCAATCGGAGATGATCTACGCAAAACTGCCGAACCGGTATCCAGACGCCGGGTTCAAAACGGGTGACCTTCCGACGCTCCGCGCTGGCACGGCAGTACTCGACGCGATCAGCGACACGTTCCTGACAGGGCTGGGAGCGGTTCGAGGATTTCGGCCGACGGGCACTGCCAGCGCCAATGTGCAGGTGCGCTTGGCCATTCCGACTGACGTGGTTGGCAAATTCGTGGTGATGTCCGCCTATGGATATTCGGCCGATGGGCAATGGCCAACAGGTACGGTGAACAGCCTCTACCTGGCCGCCAACGGGGCGACCGAAGTGACGACGGGCTTGAGCCATCGGACGGTCGCGATCAGCGCCAACGTTCGTCTGTTCCTGTCCTGGGGGAAGTTTCCCTCGAACGCCGCCTATCTGGTAATCGGGAAGCAGGGGCTTCAGGAATCGGGAGTGACCAATCGCTTGGTGACTGGTCTTGGGTACTTCGTCTCCGATTCGTTCATCCAGCCAAGGGACGTCGCTTACGATGTCCTGTACCCGGCGAAAGACATTCCCGTGCCGGCGGTCGATCCGACGACCGCGAACGATGCAAAGCGCGCTATCGGGCTCACATACGACCAGCCGAACCGATTTTCTCCCGACGAACTCGCGTTCGACGACCTGTCCCAATGGCAGTCGAGCGTGGCGATCACAAGGTCGATCAAGAACGGTCGCCGCGTTCTTACCGTGCATGGGGGCGCGGCGTATCGGGATTTTCCTCGGTCGTACTTTGAAGAGATGGGACGAGCTTCTGGATCTCTCATTGTCGAAGAGCTGATCGGGGCGACTGCGAACAGTCGCTTCCTCATCGAGCAGATCGATGCCGCCGGAGCACCCATTACAGCGGCGCGTGGCACCAAGCTCTTCGGTACGACCGACTTCTCTCTTCCCAAGGATCCATTCGAAATCGCCGGCCTGGGCCTTCATCCGGACGCGGTAAAGCTTCGGTTCTGGGTCCAGAGCGGCATCACGAACTCTGCCAGCGAGGTTTCCTTCCGCGAGATGCTGATGGCGGAAGGTTCGAACCCGAAGTACCGCAATCCACCGGCCGCGGCCTCCGGCGGTGCCGGCGCCCTGGCCGGGACGATCACGCTCAAGAACAGCGACAAGGTCTGCCAGCTCGGCGACAGCTATACCCAGGCAGTCTATCCGTTGAAAGACAAACACCCGGCCGCGAAAGTCGCGGAGCTGGCTGATTGGCGCATCGAGAGCTTCGGGTTCAGCGGCTACGACTGCATCGAGCTGAACGACGTACTGCTCTCGAACGTGAACCGCTACGGCACGACCTTCGCGGACATCAATCCAAGCCAGACGATCATCATCAGCGAGACGAACGACAACTTCACGCGGGGCGTCTCGTGGCGTATGTGGCAAGCCGACATGCAGCGCCTCGTGCAGTCGGTAATGGCCTTCGGCAGCCGCGCAGCCATTGCATCCGAACACCCGAAATCGTGGGGATCGGTGGAGCTGGCGCAGTTCAAAGCGGTGGCCGACAGGATGGGGATTGACTTCGTGGACGTCGCTTCAGACGCACAGAAATTTGAGTTCGCTACCACCCAGTTCCTCTGGGACGGTTCGTCGCACCCCGGCACGCGCACGAACTCCGTGTTGTGGGCGCCCATTCTGGAGTACGTGAACACGCTACCCCGGCCCCGCACCAGCCTGCGTCTTTTCCGGCCCCGGCCAGCGTTCTCGGCGGCGGTGCCTGCTGATCTTGTCTACGACACAAACGACGAGCGCGCCACGATCTGGAAAGAGCTCACAACCGGTCACATGGGTTTAAAACTGGCGTCGTCGTCGAAGTACGATGCGATCGCCGCTGGACCCAACCCCCAGGTCGAGGCCGACCGCCAGTACTACGACAGCGAGTACATCGCGCTGCAGAAGAACATTGCGGTAGCGTTCAATCGGTTTGCGCTGGTCGAGGTCATCCTACCTGCACTGGCACGGGATACCGGCCGGGTCAAGTTGAATGTCACCGGCGGAGTAGCGGCGATCTATGCCTTGAACCGCAGGGCCGCACCCGGGTTTTCAACGCTGCGCGGTCGTGGCTTCGTTGGGGCCTCCGCAGCGGCAACGATAGGCGACACCTACTCGGACGGTACGACGGCCTTCACGGTCGCTGGCAACTACGGCTCGATGATCGTGATGACCAGCACGGCGACCAGCCCGAACGTGGCTGGCACGCTGACCCGGGTGAGCGGAACCGGCCCCGCGTCGATTACGTACACGGGAACAAGCAACGCGTTCGACCCCGCGTACTACGACCGCTACGCCGCGCCCAAGGGGGCGTGGGAAGCAGTGGCAGGTGGTCAGATCACCGGCTCATCTATCGCGAAATACATGCAGGAAGACAGGGTGGTCTTCCTGCTGGAGGCCGCGGGAGACTTCAATCTGACGGACGTGTCGGTTGAGTATGAAGCCTCCGCTGGCAAGCCGGCGCAGGTCCGCACCGCGCGTTCCCGCGCGACCGGCTCGGAATTGTTGGCGCAGACCAATGTCGGCGAGCCGGCCGAGTTGGCTGCGTGGACGGTTACAGGAAGCCTTAACGGGGGGGCCCCGGCCGCTGGAAGCGGTGATCCCCCCGCGGGAACGACGAAGTGCGTGCGCATCAATGACTCGGCGTATATCGCGCAGGCGATCGCGCTACCGACTCCACGGCCGCAGCCCATCGAAATCGAAGTGACGGTTTGGTGCCGCCGTTGGGAGCCGCTATTCGATCCTGACGCCGATATTTCCACCAGCCCCATCACCGCAGACACCTATGACAACGCGACATTGGAGCTCTACCTGGGTAGAGCTACGGATGATCTCGCGCATAGCGCTAGAGTCGTTTGCCCGGTTGGGCTGGGCTATATCGAAGTGAAGCGACGTTTCCACATCGGAAGCGAGTACGTGCGCCCCGCCGACGGCAACACCCGCAGACTCACAGTAAAGGGAGCCGACAGCCGGCTCATTGAGATCTATCGAGTATCAGCTCGAGCTATTTAAGGAAAACCATGACAGCTCAAAGCCTTGCAGCACTGTTCAACAAACCACGTCTGAAGTCCTTCGACGGGGTGGATCTCAAGCTATACAAGATCGGACTCGAACAGTTCGACGCCGCCATAGAGGCGGCACAGTACCTAGGCCCGACCACATTGAACAGTGCGGATCTGGTCAGCCTATTCAGGGAAGGAGGGCCTGTACGGAAGGCTGCACTAACCGTGATTGGTGGATGTGTGAGCTTGGGAGATGATCCAGCGGGTTCTCGACTGGGGGCTGAAGGGGCTGCCTTCATGCCAATCACTACGCTAGTTGCAATCGCCCTGGCGATCTTGGAGGACAACCTCGATTTTTTTACCCAGATCCAGCCGACGCTGCAGAAGCTGATGATGGGCAGCCCGACTGGTTTCTCATCGTTCAGCAGCTCATCAGCGCCGGCCACCAGCCTGAGCGAATCCGACATTACTCCCTTGCCGAACTCCGAGGCTATCTCCGCGCCATAGGGCACGAGAAGACCCAGCAACTGGAGGCGACCATGCTCGCCTCTCAAGGATCCCGCATCAACGATTTTTGACCACTTATGACCGATATCGTCGTCGGCCTGGCCATCCAGGCGAAATTCCAAGAAGCCCGCGCAGCGCTGCAGCAGCTGCGCAGCGACTTGGCGCAGGCGATGACGGCGGTCAAAGGCGCTAGCAAAACCCAGCAGGCGCAGGCATCGTCAAGCACGCAAGCAGCCGCTGCGCAACGCGCGCAGAGCGAAGCTGCCCAGACGACCGCCGCGTCGATGCGCACATTGAACACCGCTGTCGCAGAGGCCACCCGGCAGAACCAAGCTCTGGCTGCATCGAGCCAAGCGGCGGCGACTTCCCAGCGAAATGCCAATGCGGTAGTGGCTGCCGGAGGTATATCGGCGAAGCAGACCGCTGCGGCGATGCGTATGCTGCCGGCGCAAATCACCGACATCACGACCAGCGTGGCCAGCGGAATGCCCATTTGGCTGGTGGCGATACAGCAGGGCGGGCAGATCAAGGATTCGTTCGGTGGTGTCGGCGCCACCTTCCGCGCCTTGGCGACGCTGATCACTCCCGTACGCGTCGGCTTGGCCGGCCTGGCGGTCGCCGGCCTGGCTGTTGTGAAAATGCTGGCCGACGCGGAGCGCGACACCCAGCAGTACAACCTCGCCGTCCAGACGACAGGCAACTATGCGGGCGCCACGCGCAGCCAAGTCGAAAGCCTGGCCGCTGCCACGGCCGAGGCTTCAGAGTTGAGTCTGGCGGCGGCTCGGTCGATGGTCTCCGGCATGGTGCAGACCGGCCAGATTGGCATGGGGACGATCGAGAACCTGACCAAGTCGGTAAAAACCTACGCCGCGGTCACCGGCCAGTCGACCGATGCGGCCGGCTCGTCACCGGCCA